ACGTAACCCCGCTGGAAGACACAACCTCCGCGGACGGAACCCGGTGCTTGCGCAACCCGTGTGGGTAACCCGCGGACGGAACACGGCGTAGCACGTAACCCCGCTGGAAGACACAACCTCCGCGGACGGAACCCGGTGTTTGCGCAACCCGTGTGGGTAACCCGCGGACGGAACCCGGCGCAACACGTAACCACGCCACAACACGTCACGCGCGTACAAACTGACTAACAGTCTTTTACTAACACATACTAAAGCAATAAACACCCCAAAAATATTTTCAAAAACTTTGAAAAAACCTATTGACATTTAGCTCAACATGTGTTAAGATATATACGTAATCAAGAAGAACACAAGTTGCAACGAAGTTTCAGACGATTACAAAAGAATATTTAAGAAAGGTAAAAAAACTCCTTTCTGCGTAATTTCATTGTCAGTTTCCTACTCTCTCCATATTCTCTATTACAACAAATACTATTTGAAAGGACAAACAAAACTATGCTTACTAACACCATTACTAACTCCACAGAACTGAACAAAATGGACAGATACAACATTCTCAACTACTCCAACGGCGAGAACCTTGAAAAGGCTATCGAAGAATTCGGCAAACTCGTTCTCTCTTACCCGGACGCATGGGCAATGGTTCACACTGTGAACGACAACCCGAAACCCGGTCAGGACAAGGAATACGATAAGCTTGTCATTATCGCAGACGGCGTTCTCTATCATACTGGCTCCCAGTCGTTCACTCAGTCTTTCCTCGACATTGTGGGCACGTTCGACGCAAGCGACGGTATGGAAATCGAATGCTTTGCGAAGCCGTCCCAGAACTATAAAGGTCGTAACTTCCTAGGTTGCCGCCCTGTAGCAAAGGCAGGTGAATGATAATGCAGTATATTCGTAGAACTATTCAGACCACGACATACACGTACACGGTTAACGAAAACGGTGTTGATTATCACTTCACCGACGTGTGCGAAGGCGCTCCCACTCTCTACGCGCTGACTAAGAAGTTGCACCGTGACCACGACAACAAAGAGACTGGGCGCATTGTAACTCTCGTCAACATTGAATCTATCGAAGAAAACCGCTACGAAATGTCCGTCAAGGATTTTATCGAGAACGCGGAACTCGTAGACCATATCAAATAAACAATAAGATTTCTCCTTTCCTTAACTGCCGCTGACATGGCAGTAAACCTCCCGATTGAACCGATGACGAAAAAAAAAATTCGTCATCGGTTCTTTTTATCTTTACACTTTATTATACCATAACGGTATTATTTTGTCAATAGAAAAGAGGGTAAAAACATGGCTAAAAAATCATCAAAAAAACTGACACCCAATCAAGCAGAATATGAGCGCTTACTTACAAACGCAAGACAACGCTTTAATCGTTATTTAAGAAAAGGCTATAAATCCCAGTATCAATCTAAAGATTTATTTAGCGCTTTTGAACGTCCCGAAAGAATAACGAAGAAAATGCTCGATAAATTAAAGCAAGAACTTAAAGACATTACGGATAGTGTGTTATATGCAGAAGCGCAGAACGGCGAAGCTATTCCGTTTGCCGACATACCCAAAGACGCAAAAGCGCAGTTTAACAAGTTAGGATTTACGCAATTTACAGTTACAAGTTCAACAGGTGTTGAAAGCAATATAGTTCTTTCGCTTAACAATGCACCCCTAGCTAATATAAATGAAGCTGACCTTGCGTTCGCGTATTTTGTTGAAGCGAATGCACGATGGGTAACAGACAAAAAGAAACACGCAGGTATGGAATATATATTGGACAAGCTAAAGGAAGAACGTAACCACCTGCAAAACCGTTACGGCAAAAATGAGGGTGACACCGTATTCGCGTACATGCTGAATGAAATAGGTGTTGCCGCAGGAACATTAACGTCGCAGGAAGCGAACGACGTTAACGCGGCGGGACGTTGGCTGGGCAACTTTTACGAACACCGCGAAGCAGGTGTAGAAGAAATGATGAAACTAAATGAAGCGTTTGGAGACGTGCAAGCATGAATTATTACGTATGTGATTTTGAGACAAGCGTATACGACGGGCAAACTGACACGGAAGTTTGGGCGGCGGCATGTGTTAAAATACATACAGAAGATGTACTCGTTGTGAACTCAATAGATAAATACTGGGATTGGGTAGAGCAGTTAAAAGGCAAGAACATTGTGTATTTTCACAACGGCGCGTTTGACTTTTCTTACATTCTCGACTACTTATTGAAGCGCGACGACTACGCACAAGCAACCTACACACCCGACGGCAAAGTTGAACACACTATGTTTTACGAAACAAACGACATGCAACCTAACACTTTTAAGTACAGCATATCCGATATGGGTCAATGGTACACGATGACTGTTAAAACCCATAGAAGCCTTATAGAGTTTCGTGACAGTTACAAGCTTATCCCCCTCTCCGTCGCAGACATGGGAATAAGCTTTAATACCAAACACCGTAAAAGCACGATTGAATACAAGGGTGAACGTCACGCGGGGTATAATATTACCCCTGATGAAGAACATTATATCAAAAACGACGTGCTTGTCGTTAAGGAAGCCATAGAATTTATGTTTGCAGACGGACACAAAAAACTTACAATAGGTGCTTGCTGTATGAGTGAGTTTAAGTCCGGCTATAACCGTTTTGTTTATCAAGACATGTTCCCAAACCTCTATGACATTCCGCTTGACCCCGAGCGCTACGGCGCTACAAATGCAGATGAATACATACGCAAGGCATACCGTGGCGGGTGGTGTCACGTTGTGCAAGGCAAACAATGCAAGGTACATAAAAATGGTTTAACGCTTGACGTAAACTCCCTTTACCCGTCCATGATGCACAGTGACAGTGGTAACTATTACCCTATAGGTAAACCTGAATTTTTCAGCGGCGCAGAGGGTTTAAAGGCAGTAGAAGCGGAAAGACAGGAACTATTAAAGTCGCATAACCCTTTAGTAGGTCTGTATTACTACGTGCGTCTGCGTTGTCGTTTTAGACTAAAGGTTGGGTATCTCCCTTTTATACAGCTAAAGAAAAACCTGCATTACAGACAAAACGAAAGTTTAACCACGTCCGATGTATGGGACGAAAACCAAAAGCGCTACGTGTCCGAATGGGTAGACCAATGCGGTAAGAAGCATGACACGTATGTGACTATGACAATGACCATGACAGATTACGAACTGTTTAAAAAGCATTACATTGTAATTGACCCCAAAATTTTGGACGGATGTTATTTCGAAGCGCAACAAGGCATCTATGACAAATACTTAAACAAATATCGTGAAATGAAAATTAACGCTCCTAATAAAGGAATTAGAACCGTAGCAAAATTATACAGTAACAACCTATATGGAAAACAAGCGGCATCTACTATAAGTTCTTACAAGGTTGCTATGCTCAAGCCTAACGGCGTGGTGGGCTTCTTTACCGTGGCAGAAAACGAAAAGACACCGGGCTACATTGCATGTGGCGCGGCGATTACCAGTTACGCACGAAACTTTACAATTACTGCCGCACAGCAGAATTATTACGGTGTTGATAACCCCGGCTTTATCTACGCAGACACAGACAGCTTGCATCTCGACTTACCGTTAGACAAGATAAAAGGTGTCACGCTACACCCGCGAAATTATTGTTGCTGGAAGAATGAAACCAACTGGGACGTTGGATTTTTCACGCGTCAGAAAACTTACATTGAACACGTAACACATGAGGACGGCGAACCGATTGAAACCCCGCATTATATAGTGACATGCGCGGGTGCAAACAAAACCGTTAAACAACTGTTTATACATTCCGTAGAACAGGATTACGACACAGAGAATAACCCAGAAAACTACACACCCGAAGAACTCGAATTTATCCGTGAACCTCGTAGCATATCCGACTTTGTACCCGGCATTATGATACCGGGTAAACTTTCTCAAAAGCGCATTAAAGGTGGTGTTATCTTAGCTGACACGACATTTGAAATGCATTAAAAGTAAAATCCCTTAGAGCATGAAAAAACTCTAAGGGATTTTGTTATTCTTAAACGCACGTCTACACAAAGGAATTGACCGTTCATAGCCTTGTCACGGCGGCATCTTTCAACCGTGTCACCCGTGCAGGTCGATGTGCAGAACGAACGCAGAATACAAAATTAGAATGAAAGCGCTTTTAGTATCGCTTCTTTTGCTTGCAGGTCTTTGAATCTCATGCAACCGTGCTCGAAGTAGTAGCGAAGCTTTTGAATTAGTATAAAGTTACTTGACACCATAACATAATTTAATTTATGGTCTGCGGTGTCCACTGTGATTTTGAGCGGATATTGATAATCAACGCTTTTGTCACAGAACACTATACCTAATTCGGGGTACTCCCGAACGCCATAGTCAATACCCGCATAGCGTATTGTTGCGACATACTTTCCGCGACCCGTCGGCGTATCGACAAATGAGAGGTCATCTTGTAAATACACACCCTCGGCGCTATATGCGATATAATCGCTCGAGCCAAACGCGCGGTTAAAAGCACTTGATTTTAAAGCTTTAGCCGCTGTTTCGTTGTAGCCCTGCTCCAGAACGAAACCGTCTCCACGCAAAAAATGCGTGTCCTTTTGAAGTCGTGTTGAAATATCCATTGCAACATAATACGGGTTAAGTATCGTTACAGGGTTGGAAATCATATATACGGGCACGTATCGGGATTGCTTGCTACGTCCACGCGCAATAGAATTGTGAATAGAGATAAACTTTTCAACCTCTTTGTCGCAGTAGTGGTTCTGCTCAGATTGAAACTCGTCGAATATGATATTGTCAATGTCACTGAACAAGTGTGAATTGCGCTTTAATTGGTCGGCTGAATTGATGGAAATTGCGTAGCCGCACGGTTCTTCGTTTAGGTACAACTCTTGGTATATGCCTTTCATCTTCTTTGCGGCGGTCATATCGTATTCGGGGAAGAATAATTCTTTTATATCCTTGAAGAACTTTTCGTCACAGCCGTCTAACTCATAGTTGAAGCGATACAGCAACGCGAACTTTTCTCCACGTTTAATAAACCTGTTTACCACAAGTCTATTAAAATAGGTTGTTTTACCTGCGCTACGGTTAGAGGTACACATGAACACCTCTGGTGTTTTGCCGTTTATATCCTTTAATGACAATAGCTTTGTTCCGTCGTAATAATTCGATTTTGGCACTATATTTCAACTCCGTGTATTATTTTCTAATTAAATTATACCACAAGTATATTGACAAGTCAACCCTTTTGTGCTATACTATAAGTATAAAAGGTGGTAAATACAACAGAAAGGATTGAAACTTTATGGACGTAACCGCTATTGTGCAGGTTGTTTCTTCTCTTGGTTTTCCTATTGCTGTTTGCCTTATTTGCTTTTGGTATATCAATAAGATTGAGGAAATGCACAGGAACGAAGTTCAGAAATTGACTGACGCACTCAGCAACAACACGCTCATCATGCAAAAGCTTTGCGACAAGCTGGGCGTACAGAAAGAGGGTGAAGAACTATGAAGCCTGGCGATCAGGGTGTTCCGAAAATTGATACGCTTATCAGTGTGCAAGGTACATACCCGATACGTATCACAGACGCAGGTGTTTTGACATGTGATGACGTTATTAAAGTTCCTTTGGGGTATGTCGCAAAAAGACAAACTGTTATTGACAAACGTTCATATAGCGTTATTCCCGTCGTTGAAAGGGGTGTGCCCATTGACAAACGTTCATATAACGTTATTCCCGTCGTTGAAATGGTTGTGCCCATTGAACATCTTGTTTTTGAAATTATCACAAATGAGGGTGCAACAGTAGAACCCTTTTCAACCCTAGAATTGCCTGACGCAGCAAACCCGTATAAGGGTGTGCGGTTTTATTTTGTTTTACCCCCCGGAACAACGGGAATTAAAGACGTTATTTTCAAGCCAAAATATCCCAGTATGCGCGTCGCCTTACAGTTCGAAGTATTGCCGCCACCTTACAATTATGATAACGCCTTGTTTGGTGTTATAACGTCGGCTGTGTCGGCGCTTGACGGTAGGGTTGACGCTCTGGAAAGTAAAACGGTCAACTTAAAACTCGTAACAAAAACGCCAACTTTCGTGCACGTAGAATTGCCTAAAGGTGCAGGCAAACAAACTATAAACATAGAAGACGGTGTACTATTTTACGATACTTCGTTTAGTTACCCCTTATCAACAGAACCAACAATACATAAGCCTAAAATAACCCTTCATGGAGCCGGACGTGACCAGGTTTACACCCTGTCACTGAATAAAACCACAAACACAATATCAATTGATTTATTGACAGGTATGTTAACAGCATACGCGGGGGTTACGGGTGAAATTCTACAGCAATTCAAGCTTGCTCTTCCGTATCACGGCTTTGAAACGCTTAGTTTTGAAAATTTCGACGACATTAACGACAATGTTTTACGCGTAACGCTGAAAGGGGCGCGTGTTGTATGACGAAAATCTTTTCAAAAGGCATTGACCTATCGGAACATCAAGGTTCAGTTGATTTCAGCAAACTAAAAGCATCGGGCATTGACTTTGTATTACTCCGCGCCGGTTACGGCAGTGCAAACCGATACCCCGAACAGTACGACGCAAGGTTCGAGGAATATTACAAGAAAGCGAAAGCCGCGGGGCTTGGTGTGGGTGCATATTGGTACAGCTACGCAGAAAACGCCGACATGGCGGCAGACGAAGCCGCAAGCTTTATCAAAGCTTTAAGGGGAAAACAGTTTGACTACCCGGTATATATCGACCTTGAGGAAGACGAAATATCAAAGCGCCTTGGTAAAGCAAAATATAGCAGTATCGCGGCTAAAATCCTTAGCACCGTGGAAAGCAACGGCTATTGGGTCGGTATTTATGCGTCTTTGTATTACCTTTCAGACCGTCTTGACATGTCGAAACTATCCCGGTATGCCGTCTGGTGTGCACAGTGGAACGACGTTTGTCAGTACGAAAAAGCAGGTATCTGGCAGTATACAAACAGTCATACCGTAAATGGTGTTTCGGGTGAAGTGGATGCAGATTACGCTTACTACGATTACCCGTCCCAAATTAAAGCTAAAGGCTTAAACGGCTACAAAAAGAAAAGCGACAACAAGGATTTAATCAGAACGAAACTCGAGCAGATTGAAGTCCTTGCAAATGAAATTGAAAGCTTGATTTAATATGGCAACCTATAAGCAATGTATAACAGACCAAAAGACAATCTATGAAAGCGCGGGTTATCCGTACTACGACGGCGGCGGTGAACATGGCGGCATTGATACCGTGCATGACAACTACAAAGCGTATGCACCTTTAGCCGGAAAGGTTGTATGGGCGCAGGTGTGGGACGGCAGTACCATAACCGGCAACATGTCATGGGGCAACATGATACTTGTTGAGTTTGAGCCGAACAAGTATTGGCTTGCGGCACACTTTGCGTCACAGATTTGGTCAGAGGGTGACAGCATTGCACAAGGTCAGTTTATCGGGACGCAAGGTCAGACGGGCAACGTCACTGGTACACACACCCACTGGGAATACTGGGACGGCGGACAAACAACCGCTTACAGAAAAGACCCGTCAAGCATCTTGCGTATACCGAACGGTGTAGGCACGTATAACGTTACGTGGGACGCAAGCACACCGCAACCGAAACCACCTTTACCCGACGCGACATGGCATGCGAAAAACTTGTACGGTTACTCCCGTGAGAGTTCAGAAGCGCAAGACAACGCTGTCATGATTTACAAGGCTTTAGTGCAGTCCCTCGGGTGGACATTAAACGCCGTCTCTGCCGTCCTTGGAAACATGGAATGGGAGAGCGGGTACAATCCGTGGCGGTGGGGTTGGGACGAACCCCTCCCGTCAACGGATTATAGAAAGGACGACATTGGTTATGGTTTGGTACAGTTTACTCCACCTCAAAAGTATATTGATGCAGATATTGCAAAGTCGTCCCCCGGGTATGCGCCACACTTTAGTGACGTGATGGGCAGTCCCGATGACGGCACAGCGCAATGTTACTTTTTGAGTAAAGCCACAAATTTGTGGTATCCAGTCAGCCCGTACAACATGAGTTACGCGGAATTTAAAGCGTCAACCGCGTCTCCCGAATATCTTGCAAGCGTCTTTTTGGACACATACGAACGCCCGGCAGACCCGGAAGCAACACGTGCAGACCGTCAAAAGGCGGCGCGATATTGGTATAACTACCTCGGGCAATATGACCCCGATACACCACCAACACCACCCCCTCCAACACCGTCAAAACGAAAGTCCATGCCTATATGGATGATGTGTCTTGGCTACAGAAAGAGAATGATTTAAAATGGCAGTAAAAAATCTTGAACAGTTTAAAGAAATGTTTGCGTCGGGTGATTTTACACCTGATAGAATGTTAGAAATTGCGGAAGACGTTGCGGACACGTTTAATGATTTTAGCACCAGACTGACCGCGGCAGAAGAAGCAACAGCAAAAAAGGATAAAGAATGGCGCGAAAAATATACAAGCCGTTTCTTTGAGGGTAATCCAGAGGGCAGTAAACCCAACGAACCCGCAACGCAGACCCCGTATGGGGTAGATGCAACCGAACGTGCAGAACATATCACGTTCAATGATTTATTTAAATAAGAAAGGATGATTTTCAATGGCAACTAAGCCGAAAGTAAGAACGCTTACAAACAGTTCCGCAGACGTTTTGAATGCAATCCGCAATTCCGCGTCTATCAATTACCGTAACTATGTCCCGGTTGTGACCCCGGATGCGGACAGCATCCGTGAAATTGGCGCAATCATTATGGACATGCCCGCGCTCCAGAATGAGTTTCTGTCCGCGCTCGTGAACCGTATCGGTAAAGTCATTATCACGTCTAAGTCCTATTCCAACCCGTGGGCAATGTTTAAGAAAGGCTTCCTTGACTTTGGCGAAACGGTTGAAGAAGTGTTCGTGGCTATGGCGCGTCCATTCCAGTATGACCCGGCAGTCGCGGAAAACGAACTCTTCAAGCGTGAAATCCCGGACGTGCAGTCCGCGTTCCATGTCATGAACTTCCAGAAGTTCTACAAGACTACGACCGAAGAACAGGATTTGCGCCTTGCGTTCCTGTCCGAAGACGGTGTGTATAACCTCGTCGCGAAGATTACGGAACAGCTTTACACCGCTATGGAGAATGACGAATTCCTTGTCATGAAGTACATGCTTGCGCGTAACCTGTCCCGTGGTCAGATTAGCGTACAGACAATCAACACAAGTAACATTGATGACGCAACCGTTGCAATGCGTAAAGCGTCCAATGACCTGCTGTTTATGTCTGACGAATACAACCTTGCTGGCGTGACCACGCACACCCTGCGTGATGACCAGTATATCATTATCAACACCGCGTTTGACGCAACCCAGAGCGTAAAGAACCTTGCGCGTGCGTTCAACATGTCCGAAGCTGAACTGCTCGGTCATATCGTTCTTGTCGATGGTTTCGGCAAGCTGAACGTAAAGCGCCTTGGTGAACTCTTTAAGGGTGACCCGAACTACTATGAGTACAAACCGAACGAACTGAAAGCACTCAACGAAATTCCTGCTGTCCTTGTTGACCGTGACTATTTCGTGATTTACGATAAGCTTCAGCAGTTCCGTGACCTCGAGAACGTACAGGGTCTTTACTGGAACCACTATCTCCATGTATGGAAGCTGTTCAGCGTATCCCCGTTCGCGAATGCTATCGCGTTTATCCCGAACACCCCGACCGTCACAGGCGTTACGGTGTCCCCCGCTACGGCTACGGTGTCCCCGGGTCAGGTGCTTACCTTGACCGCGAACGTCGCAACGACCAACTTTGCACCGCAGGCGGTTACATGGACAAGTAACAACCCGCTCGTTACGGTGTCTGCGTCCGGCGTTGTTAAGGTTGACCCGACGGCAAGCGGCACGGTGAACATTACCGCGACTTCTAAGTTCGATACCACACAGAGCAGCAATTGCGTGATTACCGTACAGTAAACTAATTCAATGTAAGTCAAACCCTCCAGCGATGGAGGGTTAAGACTTATTAAAGGAGTATACAATATTATGTATATCGTTCCAAACAGCAAAGTATATATTTTAAGCGGTATTCCAATCAACAATAACTATCAGCATACTATTTATTTTGACGACGCTGACGCGCAGTATGCGTATTTTCGTAAGCACGTCAAAAAGACGTTTACAGGCGTGTCGTATCAGCGTGAAAAACGTGGGTGGATGCGCGTAGAGTGTTCAGCAGACGAATTGTATAACTGCAACTATCTGATGTATCAAAACACCGCGTATAATAACAAGTGGTTTTATGCGTTTATTGAAAGCGTTGAGTTCTTAAACAACGTCACTTGCGAGGTTACATTTACACTTGATGTTATGCAGACATGGTTTTTTGATTACACGTTGCAAGCGTGTTTTGTTGACCGTGAACACGTTGCAGATGATACGGTGTTCAAACACACAGTGCCGGAAAATATCGGTTATGGTGAAATTGTGCCAACGTTAGTTGCTAACCGGGTGTCAGACGATGCAACAGATATTTTTAGTGCTAAAGGTATTATCTATGCCGCGTCTGAAGTGCCGTCAACTTCTGGCAACAACTCCGCACAAACAACCGCTTACGGTGTACCATGTAACATGTACGTTAGGTGTAGCGCCTATAACGTGGGCGATGATTTTAAAATAACTTCAATAACCACTGGCGTTATGATGGATTTGCAAAGATATATAACAGACGGTAAACAAAGCGCTATACAAAGTGTGTATACGTGCCCGCTCTTCATGTGTGACAAGGTTTCAAGCATTTCCATTTTACAAGAAGGTTCGTTACCACCAGAAACGGTTGCAGAAGCAGAAGTAAGTGTACTTGCTAAAGTGGACGGTGCGTTAAATGGCTATACACCCCGTAACAAAAAACTATACACATACCCATATAATTATTTGCGTATTACGAATAATTCGGGTGACATGCGTGAGTATCGCTATGAAGATTTTAACAAAATAGAGGGCGTTATACAGCCTATTGTTAAGTTTAAAGTGTACGGTACAGGTTTTAATAATCCACAAGTGACAATTTTACCAATGAATTATAAAAACCAAAAGGAATTGTATACAGAGGGCTTAACGATTACAGGTTATCCACCCGTACCGTTTCTTGGTGATGTGCTTGCCGCATACTTGGCGCTAAACTCTAATCAAATTGCTTTTGGCTATCATGATATAGCACAAAAAGCATTTGTTGGTGGTGTGTTAAACACGATCAATCATGTGAACGACGGTGCTTTTTCAGTCGGTCTTGGTTTAATAAATAATGTTGGGTCTGGTCTTTTAAATCAACACAGTTATGAGGAAGCACAACAGGCAAAACAAGCGGATTTGGACAATACTCCTAACACCGTACAAGGTCTTGCAAACGCAACTTCAACCGCCGCCGCAAGTGACAATTTAAGACCCATTGCGTACCAGATGTGCGTTAAAGCTGAATATGCTAAAATCATTGACGGTTACTTTGACAGGTGGGGATATAAGTGCAACGAGGTAAAAATTCCGAACCGCAATGTTCGTCCACACTGGACATACACCAAAACGAACGCTTGCACAATCAACGCAAATTGTCCGGCGGACTACGAAGACATGATTTGTAAAATTTACGATAACGGAATTACATTCTGGCGCAATGGTGATGAAGTTGGAGACTATACGCTTGACAATTCAATTTAAAAGAGGTGATAAAACATGGCAAGTAGTTTGAGGGCAAAACATTACGGCGGTACACAAGACCGTATGTTTTGGAGTACGGCTTTTGAAAACCGACTGAACAACGATTTGTACCTTGCAAGGCTCGTCGAACTTTCTGCATCCATGTTTGACTGGACGGGGCTTCCCGAAACATGCGACGTGCGAACACTTGAACTTGCGCTTCTGGGCAACGGACGCGCGGTGTTCTTCAAGGATGACGCGCTCGACATGTACATGACGTTGCCCGTAAATGTAAGTACAAGCGGCTATGATGTGTACGGACAGCCGTTACAGTTTACCGCACGTAGCTTGTATAACAACTACAGATACCCATTGACGCAGGAAACAGGCGTGATGATTTATAACAATTATCTCCGTACCCCGTCCCTGATGCAGTTGGTATCATTCGCGGACAGACTTGGAAAGATTGATGAAATCATCGATATAAATGTCAACGCGCAGAAAACCCCGATTTTGATTTTGGCAGATGAAAGCAAGCGTCTGACGATGAAAAACTTGTACATGAAATATGACGGAAATCAGCCGTTCATTTTTGGTGACAAGAATTTATCTATCAATGACTTTACAGTATTAAAGACAGACGCGCCATACGTTGCAGACAAATTGTATGAAATCAAAACACAGATTTTCAATGAAGCTTTGACATATCTTGGTATTTCAAACACGTCCTTGCAGAAGAAAGAGCGCTTGATTACAGATGAAGTGTCCCGTAACATGGGCGGCACTATCGCGGCAAGATATAACCGTTTAAATGAGCGGCAAAAAGCTTGCGAAAAAATCAATAGTCTGTTCAATCTGAATGTATGGTGTGAGTACAAGGAAGACTATGATGACCGTCTGATTTTGGAAGATACAGATGATGTGATGTATCAAAAGCAGACCGAAGAAAAGGAAAGAAAGGAAGAAAACAATGAGTAAATTTACAACAGAAGTCCGTTGGATTTGCGAAAGTTTTGTTCCTGAATTGAACTGGCAGGGTGAGTACGAACACAGCGGCTATGGTGACGTTGAGAAAGCTTTGCAAGCAGGGTACGAACACATTTTCGATTTTGATTTTCCTATCTTTAAGGAAAGTTATCGTGAACACCTGTGCAAACTTATCCTGCTCCACTATTACACCCGCGAAATAGCGTATGAAACGTATGCGCTATGGAAACTGCATCTTCGGGAACGGCTCGTCGCGATTATGCCGAAGTACAATATGCTGTACAAGCAAGAGGAACTTGCGAACCCGTTTGATAACATCAAACACACCACAGTGGGCGAAGATACTTCACATACTGCCGACAATGGAACATCACACGGCGAAAGTCAGAGTACAGGTTGGAACAAGTTTAACGAAACGCCGCAAGGTGGTATTGAGGGCTTGGACACAGATAAGTATCTGACAAGCGCGACAAAGACAACGAGCGAAGCATCAACCGACGGTACAGCGCAAAGTACACAGGACGGTAAACGCAACACAGAGTATACTTATACAGGTCGTAGCAGTGGAGACGCGTATTTCTCTGAAATGACTAAAATGTATAAGAACTATGAAAGTGTTGACAATATGGTATTACACGAACTGGAAGATTTATTCTTTGGTTTGTGGGAATAAAGAAAGGTGGTAAAGTATGCCGAACGATAACAAATTCACACCCGCTGACTTTGACCCGATTTTAAAAAAGTATGACGGCATTCCATATCTGCGCTTTTGGTGTCAGAAAGTTCTCCCTGCTGTCTATGACCAGAGTTTGAGTTATTATGAGGTGCTGTGTAAGCTTGCGGCGTTCCTTAACAAGATGCTTGAGGAACTTGAAAAGATGCAGGATAATATTGACGCTTTGCATAAAGCGTACAAAGACTTGCAAGACTGGGTGAATGCTGAAATCGCAAGATTTGAAGCGCACATGGAACAGCACTTCGATGACTTGACGAAAGAACTTTGGAACAAATTTGAACAGTATAAAAACGATACGAACACTACTTTACAGCAGTGGTTTAACGAATACGCTACAAATACTACAAATAATTTAAACAAAAAGTTTGAAGATTTTGTAACCAATGCTAACACACGCATTGACCAGATGTTCAACACGTACACCACAAACACCAACAACGACTTCAATACGTGGAAAGCTGATTTTACCAGCCAGTACAACCAGTGGAAAGCCGACGTTGACGGGCAGATTACGAACATCAATTCCAATATTAGTTCTTTGACTACACGCGTAGCCACACTTGAAAACATGATTAAAACATATCCTAAGTTTGATTATAAATCTTTCACGCTTACGGGTACGTATTATTATAAAAAGGCTATTTTGGACATGCTTTCGTTCCCGTCTTCTGCTGATACCACTGTTATTTGCTACGGTGTTATGCGTGTGTATGGGCAAGATAACTCCGTTGCTGTGTCGGGTAACTGGCGCGAACGGTTGATGCTTCCAAACAATTTTACAAAGGACGTGACAAAGCTGTTAGGCGCTATAGCGCAAAATACATTTAAATTTGAACTCATGCCGCGTACTTCCTACGTCTCCGATTCTGGCGATGATAACAACGGCGCTCCTACAAATGACAAACTTATTACGGGTTTGCTTTGGGCACCGGGTCCCGGTGACATTACCGGTTTTAGAAGCGCACAGCTGTTCTTTAAAAACAACGGGTCGGTTGGTTTCGTGTCTGATAACTCCATGCTATTTTCGGCTATTGCGTCGCAACAGGTCAACCCGCCCGCGTGGGGACACAAGTCTGGAACATGGACGTTATAAATAATATGCAATAACATTGGCTCGAGTACCGTAGTGGTATTCGAGCCTTGTTTTATTTGTGTTCGTTTTTAACCTCACAATATTTTTGTATAATCAACTTTTCGGCTTGCTTTAGGGCGCTTGCTTGATAATCAAGCCATGTTCCGAAACCTACAGGTTGTTTTGCCCCGGCGTGTAAACGCTTTAAGGTTGTAGGACTGCAAGTACGCCCCGCTATGCTGTAGCTGTCTGCAAGCGCCTTGCCGCAATAGCTGTATTCAATCCAGTTTAGGCAACCGTCAAGCAATTCGGTATGGAGTTCGGACAACGTGTCCGGCGCTTCTGCGTCGCCTAATCGATTTAAAATGTCTATTGCGTATAGCTTCACGGCGCTTCGGTATGCGCCGCGCGGGGTTGTTTCATTTACTTTCTTGCGTATATCGATATATTTCATAATATTTCACCCCATTGTTCAGCCATAGCTTTTGCGATAGCGGGAAAGGTCTTGCTTCTTGCTTTGGCTCTTGAAGCCTGTCCACCCTTATTGCCCCTGGAACCTTCACACCAATAGATTTTCTTTCCCTTGCACTTTTCGCGGAAAGCTGTACAAACTCTTTGACTTTCTTCACACGCGACTAATACTTTCAAGTGTTTCACGCTCCCTTATCTTTTTATTCAAGTATACTCTTGTACTATGTATATCCGTGCAAAATGCGTATATTTTACAGCTGGGCGTACACCTATCTTGCGTGTCACATTCCCCGCTATCAATGATGTTTCGTTCCACTGCGTAAAGTGCCGCCGAGAGATGCTTTAACTGCTCGATGCTATAATCTCTTATGCTAATTGTTATCATATTCAAAGCCCACTTTCTCGTCGTATCGGTTTATCTCGTGCTGTATAAACTTTAGCAAGCAATTTGTTAATTCGCAAATGTAAGCGCATTCGCATTTATCACACCCGATAATGCTACAGCTACGATTTTCATATATTATCTTTTGTGCCTGGCGTACATAATGCCGCAATGCTTGCAAGTCCATATACGTCATAACTTCCACCACCTTTCTACTGTCTTTAACAACTTGTAATCGTTGTACGTGCGGTCAATCCATTCGAGCAGTTGAGCAATTCCACAAAGCAGCGTACCCGCTATTATGCTCAAACATAATACAATAATCATAATGTTTCTACCACCTTAAAAGCTAACTCTAATCGGCAACAAGTTTTTTCGATTTCTTCGCACGTTCGCGTGTTCCGCTCAATGTTCATCGTTATACCTACTTTCTGCTGTTAAATCTGTGATATAGCAAGCGCCCATCTGCCTTGCGGCTTTGTGTGCTATGCGTTTCGCGTGTGCCGCTGTCTTTGCCTGTACGGGTATCTCGATGTTATATTTGCCCGTGTCCGGGTCTGCTACGGTCACCGTTACTAAATAACTGTTCATCGTTGTTTCCGTCCTTTCTCCAGTTTGTTCCGATGCAAGTATCTATTGCATGTACTATAAATGGTATTTCGGTTTCCTTGGCGTTGTCTGCCCATGCGGGCTTTACAAGGTTTGCTTTGAATAGGTCTGTCCTGTTTGGGTTCATGGTTTTCACCCTCTTTTCTGGCGTGTCATCATCAGTGCAACGCCGCCAACCGTTGCAGACGGGCTTGCGCCCGTTTCGACTTACATTTCAAATTCTTCCCCGGTTTCGTTGTAAAGCAATTCGCAATAAGCTTCAAAAAATTCCTGCTCACCGCCCTTTTCATCCGTCCACTCGCTGTGCAACTTCTCGCGTAAATCGTCCCGCATGTAGTTAACGATTAAATCACGGTCGTAAAGGTTTCCGTCGAATTCGATTTTAACACTTTGCTTTTTCATTTGTTTTGCTTCCTTTCCTTTTTGGTTCTTGCATTCACATTTTAATGCATTCATAGAGCGGCACTATATGTCCATGTACCTTAAAGAACGGACTGGCATTCCCTTTTGCGGTGTAATGAAGTTTGCAACGGTGAAAACTTTTCTTGCCGCGCCATGTACCTGTTACGCAGTACACATAATCGCATATGTCATTTTCAATGCCTTTTATCTCAAGACCATTGAACCCGCTATAATATGCAATGCTTTCGTGACTCTCGCAATATTCTCGTTTTTTCATTTTTTGCTCCCCCGTTTAGTCAATTAGATTTTCTTTGTACAATTTGATTATATTATTATAGTCGTCTTCTGTTATAGCCCCGTTATACCCTATGAGATGCGACACAACGTTAAAACGGTTTAATCGTGTGCTATAACGTTTTATTTGCTCTACAAGTTCCTCGTAACTTAATTTTTTGTTTTCCTCTCTTTCCTTTTTTCTGATTATAGTATACTTTACATTTGTAAACACCGTATGAACAATTTGTGAACAATTTGTGAACATTTTACTTTCTTTTGATTTCAAAGTTTTCGTCCGCACTTGCAAAGGTGTAACTGTCGAAATCATATTCAATTCCGCTAACTAACTCGTCAAGATTATTCTTTAAATAGATTCTTGCTAAGTCGTAGTTTAAATAACGTGTTATGCTTTTCGCGCATTTATTAAGCGTTTCAATAACTTCCCGCGGAAGTTCCATGTTTCCGAACGGTCTGTAGCCGGTTACTATTACGGTATCATTGTCAATCACGTAAACGTCGGAGTTCCACCCGTACACACCCGCGGTGTAGAAATTCGGTTCACGCCATTTTAAAGCGTCTTGCATGTCGCAGTAGCCAACTTTGATGATGTTGCGATATGCGCTCATGATTGCTTTTTTCGTTATCTTCGTTTTCATTTTGCATTTTCCTTTCCGGCGTGTCATCATCAGTGTAACGCCGCCAACCGTTACAGACGGGCGTTGTGCCCGTTTCGACTGTTTAGAAAGTTTCCGTTTCGATTATTACGGCTTTCATCATGTAGGCATCTTCATAGGCTTTCGCGAACAACTGAGCATCTGTTATCTTGTAAAATTTCGCTTTGATAACCATTATCGTGTCTTGTAGTTCTTCGCTGTAGGTCTTTGCCCATACTTCATAAATTGTTCTTTTCATTTGTTTTTACTTCCTTTCCTTTTTTCTGTCTATATTATAGCATACCCCGGCACGAAATGTGTTAACAAACTGTGAACAAATTGTAAACGATTTATTAACAAATTATGAATAAAATATGAACAAGAATACTTTCATGCTTTAATGTATTAAAGTGGGTTAGTTGTGACTTAATCTCGTTCTTACCCCTGCT